TGCGTTTTATATGCGTTTTATATGCGTTTTATATGCGTTTTATATGCGTTTTATATGTGTTTTATATGTGTTTTATATGCGTTTTACATGCGTTTTATATGTGTTTTATATACGTTTTATATACGAATTATATACGAATTATATTAATTTAGATTATTATAATCAATAAAATAATAGGTATAAAAAAATATATTTACAGGTAAAATAACAGAATATAAATATAATATATGTAAAATATTAGAGTTTATATCTTATTTATATTTATCTAATTATAAAAACTTACAAAAATATAAAAATACAATATTTACAATATTACCCAAACTTATCTAGCTAATGTTGTTAATTATGTAGCAAGTAATTATCAACAATGTCTTTAATACTTGTACAATCAAAATTTAACATATTTCGCATAGGGCATTTTAGAAATACAGAATCGTAAAGATATAAATCGCTATTATTTATTTCTTCCATTATATTTCTAATTTGCGAGTTTAGATACTTTAGAAAACATTCAATATGCATAGGAGGATAGTTCTTGGAATTTGTTTTTTTACCATCTAATGGAACATAAGCCACTCTATCTTTCTTTTTAAAATTATCATAACAAATACAACAATTTTTATTAGAAAATTCTTCACAATTTTTATCTACCATAAAAGGCATATTTCCAATTCTCCACATATTTTTTTTTAAGACCATTTTTTCAATTCTCCTACAAGCTTGTTCAGTAATTCTAACATCTGATGTAGGTGTATAGTCTTCTGAATCTATACCTCTTGAAAATCTAAGACAATAATCTGTTTTGAAATTAACTACATCTCTTATGATTTTGTATTCAATTTCTTTTTTTTGGACAAAATTTAAATTATCTATATCAGTACCAGTATTAGGAGAAAGATAGATAAGATCATACTTTGTCATAATAAATCCATTACATAGAAAATCAAGTTTGTTGAAAGGAGGCATTAAACCTATGATTTTACATTCAATAATATCTAAATTTACATTAAATACTATTCCTTCTGTAACATATGGAATTTTACCAATTGTAATAGTAAACTGATAACTATGCAATATACCAGAGCATGGAGAGATATATTTATCATATTTATCATCTACAGAATATACTATTTCAACAGATGTCATTATGACATTAGAAATTCCAAAACTATCATTGATATGCCTATTAATGTCTATAATCATGTTATTAATGTCATCTCTGTTATAAAGACATACATCAATATCATTTGAGACAATTGTACGAGGCAACGTATCAATATCAAATTGTTCATTCCACATTGATTTATAGACACCAAATTTTTCATAGAACATTTTAGCATAATGATCGTGAATAATGCTATCTCTCACAAATCCTCCAAAAATTATTCCTTTCCATTTAAAAATGATCATTTTAATATCAGTCATGATACGATATTTTACGTAATTAGGATTGAAGTTCAATTTTACATTCGTAACATTCGTAACATTCGTAACATTCGTAACATTCGTAACATTTGTAACATTCGTAACATTCGCTACGTCGGATGACATTTTAATCTTGATGAACAGAACAACTTATTCTACTTAATAAGTATAGACTAACTTTCTTAAACAAGTAAAAGTCGTTTAGTGGCAAATCGGTAATATATACTAACTAATAATATTATCAATTTTTTAAAAAATAATAATAAAAATAAACAAATTATTTTATAATTAAAAATATAAAAAGAATTCATATATAATATTTATAAAATTATGTAATTATTAATAAATAATATAATAACATATAATTTAATTATATATAATTCTATTTACTGTGTTTTCTCTCAATCTAAGATATATATTTCTTTTTTTTTTATCATTAATTATATATTTATAATTTTCGGAATTAATAGTATTTTCATTATCAAATGAAAATGAATAATTATAAATTTTGTTAATATTTGGAAAACTTGGGCATCTCAAAATATTTGGTCTTTTAAAACAGAATGTACATCTCATATAAAATATACAAATCATAGACATATTTACTATCAAAATAGAATTCTTTAGCATAGTATAATTAATATATAATTAATATACTAAATCAATTTTTATAATTTAATAATAATTTTTTATATTCATAAAGGTTCATAATACCCATATCACGATTACAAGTTTTGCAGCAAGGAAGCAAATTATTTATAGTGCTTTCACCTCCCAATACATGCGCAACTATATGTGCACATTCCATATTATCATAATCTAATATATTATCACATACATAACACTTTCCCTTCATAGTTTCTTCTGAATTATATTTTTTCCATACTTCTTTTTTTATATTTTTTGGTATCTTAACTCTTTTATCTATTAAAAAATATTTTTTAATTATATCTCCATAATCATCAATTTTTAGAGAATTAAATAAAGAATATAAAGCAATATCTAACCATTCGCATTTTCTAAATATACCTAAATAACATGTATATTTAAGGACCTCTTTATTTTTTTTATTTTTACATGATTCAAATCGATTTGTATATGATTTATCTAATTGATGTGATGATATGATTTCCAAATAATCATTAACGTCCAATATATATTTATATAAATCTGTTTCCTTTTTATTATGTAAATTAAGTTTATTTATAATATCTAAAGCTCTAATACGTTCTTTCAAGTAAATTATTGATATATACGGAGCCCTGCAATTAATTTCTTCATTCTTAGTTCTAAAATAATTATGTGTAAATTTATTAATTAAAAATTGTGAAATAGTTTTTTCAATATTTTCAAGATTTAATATAGGTTCTATAGGAGAATGTATATTTATACGATTATAATATTGCTTAACTTCATCAATATTATCTAAATTATATTTTACAACAGGAATACGAATATTATCAATATCATATCCTTCGTTTTTTAATTGTGAATAAGCGGCTACTCTATGTTGTCCATCTAAAATATATCCTTTATCTTCATTTGTAATACAAGCTATTGTAAAACTCTGTAACATTGAAAATGTATTATATTTATTATATTCTTTTTTTTGGTCTTCAACCATGTTAATAATATGTTCTTTATTTACTAATCTTTGTAATTCAGGTATTTTATAGCTATCTATAATATCTTTTAGAACCATAAACATTACCTCAGTTCTCATATTTAAATAAATATTAATATGTTATAGCATAATGTTTTTATATATGTTATGTTTTTTATTATATATATGACTAAGTTAATAGAAAAAATAATAATTAAACAAAAATTAATATAAATATTATTTATAAAATAATAAAAAATGATTTATATATAATATATATATTAATAATATAAAGTATTTATATACATTATTAATTATGGAGAATTCAAATAAATCAAAAAAAGAACTTTTATCTAAATGCGAAGAATACGGATTTACTAATTATAAATCAAAAAAAAAGAGTGAGTTAATAGATTTATTAAATGATGTTCAGAATTCTAGAAAAGTTCTAAAGCCTTTAATTAAATGGAGTGGTGGCAAGGTTGATGAAATTAAAATGTTTGATAAATATTTTCCAGAGAATTATAACATCTATATTGAGCCATTTGTAGGTGGTGGTGCGGTATATTTTCATTTAAACCCAATAAAAGCCGTAATTAGCGATGTACATTCAGAATTAATAGACTTATATAAATGTATTGGTGATGGGAAAGCCAAAGATATCTATGAGTTCATGGTAAACTCGCCAAATGATGAAGAAACCTATTATAATATAAGAGATGTAATGGTAATGAATAATTCTCTTGATATTGCAAAACGATTTTATTATCAGCGGAAAACCTGTTTTAGGGGTATGTTAAGATATAATAAAGATAAAAAATTTAATATCCCATTTGGTAAATATAAAACTATTAATTATTCTGAATTACTTAATAAAGATTATGAGACATTATTAAATAGGACTGAAATATACAATGAGAAGTTTGAAACTATATTTGAAAAATTTAATGACGAAACAAATTTTATGTTCTTAGATCCACCATATGATAGTGAATTTACTGATTATGGATATTGTTCATTTGGTAAAGAACAGCAACGTCATTTAGCATCTTTATTCAAAACAACAAAAATAAAATGCCTAATGATAATTGGCAAGACTAAATTTATAGAAGATCTATATAATGGTTATATTGTAGATGAATATGATAAAAAATATAAATTTAAATTATATAATAACAGGGTTGGAGACGAAATAAATACCAAGCATTTAATTATCAAGAATTATTAAGAAAAAAATAGTAAATAATTGTAATATATTTCAATAAGATATACATATATTTATATTTAATTTTTGAAACGAGTATTTATTTTAGAGCCTATTGTTCTGAAATATGAGTAATAGTCCTCTTTATGCCAAATAGCACCTACTATTTCAAAGAAATCACCCATATGTTCTATTCTCAAACCAGCGTTTTCAAATGTTTTTATATTTGAAAGTCCTGCTGTTAAAACTTGTCTATCATATATGCTCCAGTTTAAAATAGCACAATTTATAGTATAATCTTCGTATTTATTTGTAAGGAAAGATGTAATATATTTGCATTTATCTATAGTAGCAGGTATTTTTTCTGTATCTAACTCAATATTTCCTTTCAATTCGCGAAAATATATTATTTTTCTAACCTTATCTATAAATATCAAATCTACATCCTTACGTTTATTATTTATCATTTGAACACCACAATCAAGCAAATCAAAATTATCATTAATGTTAATTAGCTCTTTTGCTATGAACTCACCAAAACGCCCGAGCTTTATATTTATAGACTGTTCACTAGGCTTCTCACCATATAGCAAATGTGATATAGAACCTGGCTTTGTAAACGTCAAGTCTTTCTGTATTATTTTTTCAATCCATTCTATTCCTTTGACCTTGAGTTCTTTAATACGAGAATCTTCAGTAACGTTCATATTTTCGCAATACTTTATTATAGCAAAAAGATAACTAATTAAAGTATATATATTAAAATATATATAAATATCATTTTTTATAAGTAATAGCATAAAAATAGAACAAATTAATAAAATTATTTTTTATTATATTTCTTTTCTGATAATGTAATAGAAATGTCAACTAAAATTAGTAAAAATTCTACAATACCTAAACCAAACAGCTATCCTATAAATGCAAAAAATGTCATAAAATGGCTTGAACAAAGTGACCCCTCTATAAGACATATAGCAAATGAATTTATTTTAAAAACTACATATATAAATTATAATACTTTTTTGAAAACTTATAAGAAAGCTATTGAGGAAATGATTTCAATATTAGATACAAATGTATTACAATTTTTTATTTCTATAGATGATAAAAATAAGTCTAATTATTGGATAATGCAGATTATAGAAAAATATGTAAATACTAATAAATATAAAATAATTATTGTTAGTGATTTTAGTAAAATAGATCATTCATATCCTGTTATAATAGCAGACGACGCAAGTTATTCTGGTTCTCAAATGGCTAATACTATTGAAGATAACTTCCAACGTACAAAATTAGACATATTTATCTTAATTCCTTTTATGTCAAATACAGCAATTGATACAATTAAAAAGAGCTATAGTGATAATTTAAATGAAGGTACTATTATGTTTTTAGATAAAAGTATGTATATTATGAAACCAATATATGAATTAATAGATAAGAATAAAATAGAATTATTATTTTCATATTATACACATAATCCAAAATATATAAGAGAATATCCTATATATTTTGATCATAAAGTAGCAGATAACTATTCATCTTTTCCATTAATATATACATATGGTATAATTCCTAATAATTATAATAAACAAATAATACATGATATACACAAGAAAAAGTTGGCTATGAAAGATATATTTGATAAATTAGAGAGAATTCCTTTATTAAAAAATTGTACCATTGATATACCTTATAATATACATGTCCCCCCTTGTCCTCAACAACCATATAAATTAAACTTTAAAAAATTGTCAACAATAACTAATAAAACTAAAACAATATAGTTTTTTATTTTTTTATATATATTATATTTTAAATATTTAAATTGATTTTTATTTTAATATTTAATAATTATAGATTATGAATAATAATATTCCAAAAATTGCTTCTTGTATTAGAAATACAAGTACATGGGCACATGTTAAGTCTGAATACAAGTTTGATTCTAAAAAATTTAATAAAACTAAATTTATTAATGATTTACCTTTAATGTCTCCAAAAATTCATGCATTAATGGAAAAAATAAAGACATTAGATGATATAGATATGAGCCGCGATGGTAAATACTATAAACATATTATATATAGTGATGTAGATGGAAATAATGGTGCTAAAATGGTTGCTTCTTCAATGATAGCAAATAATTATAATTTAATATATAACAATGGTATAATAAAAAATGTAAATAGTGATTATAATACATTTGGATTATTAACTAAATCTACAGTAAATAAAAAACCATTACCAGTAAAATTAAAAAAAAATATGATGAAAATAATGAATAATAGAGAAAATAATATAAATGGAAAAAATATGCGTTTCATAATTTTAGATGCTGGATTTAAAGAAGGCATTGATGTATTTGATGTAAAATATATGCATATATTGGAACCTTTAATAACTAAATCGGAAAAAACACAAGTTATAGGAAGAGGTACAAGACATTGTGGTCAATCAGGACTTCCTTTTAATCCAAATGAAGGATGGCCTTTATATGTATATGTATATAATATACAATATGACGATAATTTAACTATTCATGATTTATTTAATAAACATAGTAATCAAAATATTAGTATTTTAAATTTTATTGCTGATGTAGAGGATATTATTATAACTTCGGCAGTTGATTTATCTTTAACAGAAAATTTACATATGTTATCTTTAAATAATAATAGATTTTATAATTATATTCAAGATAAAATAAGAAAAGGTAATAATCTTATAAAATTAAATCATAATGATAAAATTTATAGAAATGATATAGATGTAATTGATTGTGAAAATAAGTGTAAAGGTATATTAGAAATAAAATCAGATGATTTTGATCCTGTTTCTATTTTGCTTTTAGCAGCATTGCATATAGTTGATATTAAATATATAAAAAAATTGCCTAAAATGAAAAAATCAACTACAAATTCAAATGATAATAAATCGTGGGAAGGAGTAATTATAAAAAATATAACTTTTGATATTGAAGATAAAAAGATAATTAAAGCATTTAATAAAAAAACTCCTTATAATACACTTTGCGAATTTATAAGTTCTCGCAAAGATTATTGTGATACAATAAATGAAATTTGGAAAAATAGAACTATGTTTTTAAATAAACATGGTAGTTTATTAATAGATAAATTAGAGGAATTATTTAAATATAAAAAAATAAATATCAATAATTATAAAGAAATATATAACTATATTAAAAAAATAAATAATAAAAATAAAAATAGTGAAAAACCTCCTAATAAAAAATTAGATTATATTGAATTATATAATTATATATCAAATAATTATAAAAAATATACTTTGGATATTTCTGAAATTAAAAACAAATGTATTGAAGATGACGATATTCAAACAAAGAAAGAAAATAATATTCCCACATTTACAAATACTCAAATGTTTGTTCAAAAATATTTGACACCTCAATCTCCTTATAAAGGATTGTTTCTATATCATAGTGTAGGCTCTGGGAAAACCTGTGCTGCTATAGCTACAGCAACAAATACTTTTAATAAAGAGGGCTATACAATTATTTGGGTTACACGATATACATTAAAAGAGGATATATGGAAGAATATGTTTGTAAAAATTTGTAATATAATTATTAGAGAAAAACTAAAGAGCGGAGAAATAAAAGTAATACCAGAAACACATGCTAAAAGACTTGAATTATTAGGTTCTAATTGGATACAACCAATATCTTACAAACAATTTACAAACATGATAAAAGGAAAAAATAAACTATATGATATGATGGTTAAAAGAAATGGTAAAGAAGATCCATTTAAAAAGACACTAATTATTATTGATGAAATTCACAAAATATATAGTAATACATTATCAAACATGGAAAAACCTAATCCCGAAGTTTTACAAAATATGATACAAAAATCATATTCTTTATCTGGAAAAGATTCTTTAAGATTACTTATTATGTCTGCAACACCTTTTACAAATGACCCTATGAGTACAATAAAAATATTAAATTTATTATTAGAAAATAATGATAGAATGCCTGAAGATTTTAATTTATTTAAAGAAAAATATTGTAATGAACAAGGATTAATTGATAATAATAAAATAATGGATTTCATGAATAATATATCTGGCATAATTAGTTATATTAATACAAGTGGAGATAGAGGTAAATTCGCATATCCTTTAATTGAAAATATTATATGTAATATTGAAGTGAATAGTACTAAAATTAGTTCAAGTATGATGTATATAGATGAAGAAATAAAGAATATTGAAGATAAAATAGTAAATGATAAAAATATTTTAAGTAAAACTGAAATTGCTAATTTAAAATCTCAATTAAAAAAATTAGAAAAAGAAAAGAAATTATTAATTAATAAAATGAAAGAGCCTAAAAGTATAATAGATTATGTAAATAAATGTTTTACAGGAAAAAAGTAAATACTTCTTGTGCGTAATAATTCCTATAAGAAATATAAAAAAAATAAATAGATAATGTATATATTAATATTGTATGCTTCTTTTACAGCAATAATTTTATTTGGTATTTATCATTATATTAATATTAAAGGTGAATATGAAGAAAATCCAGATAAGAAATACAATGTAACAACTGATTTATTAAATGTAAATAATGTAATGTTATTTATAATTATATTTGCTTTTTCACTGCTATTAATATATTTTTCATTTGATGAAAAAAATGATATTTTATCTATGATTGGAATTACAGATAGTGAATATAGTGAATTGAATAATATTTCAAAGACAAATTTAATAAATCCGCATATATTAAAAAATACAAATGAACCTATGAGTTCTGGTTTTGAACCTTATAATAGTAGCGGCGGTTCAATTGATGAAGAAACAGAAAATGATAATTCATCTGTATCTTCTGATAGTTCTAATTAGTTCTTATTAAATATATATTAATAAAAATTTATTATTTTTTACAACTCATTATATAAACATGAGTAATAATATATGTATCGATATTTTTGTTGTCATATTTTTTCAGGAAAAAAAGAATATAGAATATTAAGTAATTTTTGGGAAAATGATATTGTTATAGAAAATGAGAATAAAAATAGAATATATGAAAGTGGCTAACATTGTTTTCATTGAGAAAAATATATTAGACTTTAGTGAATTTACTAATGATGAAAATAGGAAAAGTATTTTGCTTAATTATGGTAAAACATTTATAAAACCTTCTCTATATAAAACAAGTATAATTGCAAAAAAGGATTAATTCTAAATAGAGATGAATTAGAAAAATGGTCTTCAATTAGTATTGATATACAAAAAAATATATGTAAATGGAAAATTACTAATTATGAAGAAGTTAGAAATGATTTACAAAAAAAGTAAAAGTAAAATTTTAGTACATCTGGCTATGATATGTAGTTTAGAAAAAATAGAAAATAGAATATGGGAAGGGAAAGCTAAAATTATAGATAATAAAATTATTATATATATTGTAAAAACTTATTAGGTAATATTTGGATGGAATATAGAGATAATTATTAATTTTTACAAATAGTCTTAGGGTCAATATTAAGAGCTCTAAGAATTCTTTTATAAAATTGCATATTAAAATTAACTACACTACAATTTTCATATTCCTTAATAATATTATCTTTAATACAAAGCTTTTGAGCTAAATCTTTTTGTGTAATATTTAATGCTTTGCGACCATCTGTAATAGCTTGTGCATATTCTCGTGTAATTTTATTTAACTTTGGAATATCATCTTCAACTAATTTAATATACTCTTTATGCCCTGCTTGATTTTGAATAATATTTTTTTTATCTTTAGTATTTTTTTTAAAGACTACTTCTTCCCAATCTTGAAAATTAACTGGATTTGACATTCTTATTATAACAATAACTAATAAAATAAATCAATTTTTATATTTTTAAATATTATAAAGTATATTATTTAACAAATTATATTTACTATCTTACGTTTTGAATATTCATATTCACATTTATTAATTCTTATTAATTTCATTGAACGATTAAAAAAATCGCAAAAATTATTTTTTCCAAAATATAGTCTTCCTTGATTTAAAACAATAATTTCATTATTATTAAGCAATTCTTCGAATTTTTCGTTTAATTCACATTTTTTACTATCTATTTTAAAATATTCAGAAGGTCTGCAACAATATATTTTTTTAATATATATCATTCCATCACTATCGTCCATTTTATTATTTATAATATTTTATATTAACTATAGAAGGTTTTATCTTTAATATTATTTATTATATAGTCTAAATAAAAATCCTTATTTATAGAATGAGCAGAAATAGGCTTAAATTTGCGTCCAAAAAAAGCAGGACTTTTTAATAAATACAATAGCTCTGCTTGTGTAATATGGATATAATTTTTTAATTCTCTATCTGTAACATATTTATAATCCATACCTTCCCAATTAGCAAATGTAGTTGCTAATTCTGGAGGAGAATTATATGAGGTTGCCTTAATTTTTTTAAGTAAATTTTCTTTAAATGTATAAGCCAAATATGTTATGTAACATAATTCATCAGCAGCATAAGATTTTTTAAACCACTGAATATACTCAGTATTATTTACTAATATTTCACTATGTTCTCTGTTTAATATACACCATTGTGATGCTTTATTTAAGTATTTAATATCAATATAGTTTAAGGCATCTATACAATCAGGTAAACATTCTTCAGGATTTGCTATATGAAAATATGAATATTTTTTTTCTAAATTATCATAAATATAATCAAAGGGCTTTAGAGGTATACAAGAACCAGAAAGAAATATAAAATGTGAATTATTTTTATCCTTCAATGCTTCTGATAACATTAAGTTTTGTGCTTTAACAATAGAAATATCAGCATATTTAGTTGGGATATTCTTTTCTATCTTATATTCTTCAAAAAAATCTAGATGCTCGTTATATTTATAATGAATATAAATACTATATTTATTCTTATCTATATTGCTAAAGAACATATGCCATAATTCTTCATGATTTATTATATTGTATATTAAAAATATAAATGCTATCTTGTTCATTTATATTTATATCTTAAAATATATTTATATGAAACTTATTATAAGTAATATTCTTATAAAAAGCTATAAAAATGAAAATGCTCTCGGGGAGACTTGAACTCCCAATCTTTGGCTCATAAGACCAACGCTTTAACCGATTAAGCTACGAGAGCATATATATGAGAGTATTTGCTCCCATATTATATATAATATATATAATTCTTATATCTATTTAATGTAAAAATAATAAAAAATGATTAATTATTTATAAAATTATTAAATAAATGACCAGTTTGCGAAACAATGAAGAAACATCAAGAATTGGAAAAAAATGGTTACAAGAAGAAGATGAAGAATTAATGAAAGAACTTATTGATAAAAAATCGTATGAAGAAATAGCATTAAATCATAAAAGAACTATTGGTAGTATTAAGTCTCGTGTTATATGTCTAATCATATATTTACAATACAAAAATGAATGTAAAACTATAGAAGAATTATCATTAGAATATAATATTGATATTGATTTAGTTCTAAAATATATTAATATAATGAAAAATAAAGAGTCTAATGAAAGTCATATATTAAAATATATGAATAAAATGAAAATTAAAGATACTGAAATAAAAACAAGGGTTAATATTGAAATATTATATGATAAGATTATATCATTAGAAAATAAGATGCTTTCTATAGAAAAAAAATTAGATGCTATTCTTTATTCTGTATAATTATTATATAATATCATTAATTATTATATCTATTATTAAAAATTTTATATTTTTTATATTTTTTACCTTTATATATTTAAAAATTTTATATTTTTTATATTTTTTACCTTTATATATTTAAAAATTTTATATTTTTTATATTTTTTACCTTTATATATTTTATAAAATATAAAAATTGATTAATATATTTATAATTTTTATTACCCATAAAACATGAATACTAACAAGCTGCTCTTCAAAAATTCAAAAATTACCTTTGATACTAAAAATAAAAATAATCATAAAGTAATTGCTTTGGATGATATTAAAAATGGCGAGTTGCTAATGGTTGAAAAGGTAGTTGTAGCATTTGAAGGAGATAAATTGATATCATATATTGCTTCAGATAAGAATTTGTTTGATAGTTTGTATCCAAGATTTGAGAAATGGGATGAAATTGATGATGAAATTGATGATGTCTCAAATATTGCTGAAAGTAAATTTTATCATAATCAAATTCTTCTTGATATGGATAAATTTCCTGAGTTTGTTTCTACACAATTGCAAGAAATTTCAAATGAACTTAAAAATAAGAAAGCAAATATTAAATCATTGACTAAAAAACAAAATGATATTGAATATTTTATGAAAGAATATTATGATTATTGTAAAGAATATGATATGCCTCCAGCGTTGCATGCTGTTGGAGTTCATGTTTGCAAATTTAATCATAAAAATATTCCAAATGCAATGTGCCATTTCAAAACTTATAGCATGAATAATGTCTTTGTATCCGCAACAGCAATTGAAGATATCAAAAAAGGCGAAGAGATTAATTTGTTTTATGGAGATTTGCCTGACTTTCCTTGGTATAGCGAAATTCCTGTTAATACACAAAAATATGAATATCCTAAAATTGCAATGCCTTATGAAGCGGCTGACTATTGTAACAATTATGTTTGTGCTTGTACTTAAAATAATGTAATAAGTAATAAAAATTAAAAAGTGCTCTCGGGGAGACTTGAACTCCCAATCTTTGGCTCATAAGACCAACGCTTTAACCGATTAAGCTACGAGAGCATATGTAACAGGAGTAATTGCTCCCATATTATATATAATATACCTATTTCTTATATAAATTTATTATATTTTACATCCTGTAATTATAGGGTTTATTTTTTGTGTTCTCATTAAATCATTTTTATTTATTGCTTCTAATAAATCACTATCAAGACGATTTGAGAACGCATTTGTTTTATTAGGAATTTTTGTTATTCCGCAATTGTCTAATTCAGGAGATGTTTGATATACTACTCCAACATTACCAATTTCCCTTGCTGGGAAAATATTAGCAACAGGTTTTTTACTATACATTTCAATATCTTCTGAATCTAATCCTACATTCATATTTCCTGGGTTAGGTGTGTGACCTGCGGCAATTAACATTTTTTCACGTGTTCCGTCTATTTCAGCATTTTCATCAGCTGTTCTATCTGGTTGTCTATATTCATATATTGAACTTGCTATACCATATTCATTAACATCAGAAGTAAATTGTTTATTAGTATTTTTCATTTCAACATTTTTATTTAAATAACCACCAAATAGACCTTCTAATACTCCACTTATAAATCCATATTCTGATTTACCAATTATAGTAGTTTCTTTCGTAGTTGTTTTAGCAACTATATCTGGGTCATAGAATGTTACTTTATATACTACTCCTCCAATATTTCTTGTTGTATCTTCTGTTGGTAATGTTTGTCTTAATGTTTTCTTAGCGTCATCGCTATTTTTTACATAGTTACCATCAATTCCTTTAATATTTGTTAATGCGGTATCATGTATTAATGTTTCTTTGATAGTTGTTTTAGCTAAATCTGTTAAAGCAGAATAAGTCTCTTTGTTACCTGTTAAATTACCATTCTCATTATCATGTAATGTTGTTTCTTTAGTTGTAGTTTTAGCTAAATCTGTTAAAGCAGAATAAGTCTCTTTGTTACCTGTTAAATTACCATTCTCATTATCATGTAATGTAGTTTCTTTAGTTGTAGTTTTAGCAGTATCATTTAAAGCAGAATAAGTTTCTTTATTACCTGTTAAATTACCATTTTCGCTATCATGTAATGTTGTTTCTTTAACTGTAGTTTTAGCAGTATCATTTAAAGCGGAATAAGTCTCCTTGTTTCCTGTTAAATTACCATTTTCGTTATCATGTAATGTAGTTTCTTTAACAGTTGTCTTCATTATATGATTAACAGGGTCATATAATGTAGCTTTTGAAGGGATTTGAATACTTGGATTTCCAACTCCACGTGCTGCTTCTACAGTATATTCCTTATTTGTATATTTTAATACATCCATTATAGGTGCTACTAATGCTTTTATTATACTTGTAGCATTTGTTACAACTGTGCGTTGTTCAGTTGTTTCTCTTTCATTACCATATAATATTATTTTACTTTTACCATAATCGTCTTTTATTCCTTGATTTAATTCTGAACGTGCGATAGGTCCCTTATATTCTATATGGGATTCTTGTCTTGCAGTAGGCCGAATATTTTGAGAAGGTCTTAAAGAATTTTTAGAATTAGCACCTGTTGTTTTTAACCACTTATCTTGTGTATTTTCATATACTGTATCCGGACGTTGTTTAGTCATTGGTGCAAGTTCAGCTCTTCTATCAGGTCCTTTAGCATGTCCCTTTACAGGTATTTCAAAATATGTTTGTTTTTGATTTATTCGTGACCTTAATTCATCTAATGAACGAGGTTTAGCATATTCTAATGTTTCTCCTTGATGAAAACCACCAGTACTTTCTCCATTATATCCTTGATTTAATCCTGGACCAACACGTATTTTTTCGATTGGAAAAAAATTATTTGCAATTTCTGTAACTTCTAATCTTGATTTATAAAAATCATCATTATTTTTCATGCCACATATATTGCCACCAGCATTAATTTGTGGTTTAAACATACATTGAATTTCTTTCTTTTGCTGTTTTAAAGAATTATTACCAGATAAATTATCTAATAAAGGATACATATTTTCAACATTTGTATTTTGCGTTACATTTTTTTTAAGAAAAGGTGTCATATTATTATGTGCTAAAGATGATGTGCTTACTTTTTCTCCTGTTAATGAATATGTATAATCTCCAATTAAATCTTCTTCATTCATTTCTGAATAAAAATTTCTTTTAAATATATCTGATGATGCATTTTTAGCTACTACTCTTGTTTCGTAAGGATTTTTTGCCTTTTTAAATAATTCATTTGCTCTATTTTGTTCATCTTCTTTTACATTATTCCAATATGTAGATTCATAAATATTTTTCATAGACGGCACTTTGTTATTTGATATATTCATTTTATATTATCTCTAATGAATAAAGGATAAAAAATACAATTAAATATATACCTTATTTATTAATTTTTACAAGATACTCCTGGGTACATTGAACCTTCAGGATAACCTGGTGTATATAATTTATTATTATTACATTTTTTCCATGTATCTAAATTATTATTATTAATTTTACTATTTGGAAAAAATATCGATTGGTCTTGCGGTTTTTCTATACAAGGAATATGATTATCCTTAGCGACCATTCTATAATTAACGGGAATTCTATCAAACTCTTCTAAAGCTCTTTCTTGAGGGTCATAACATATCCACTCCCATCTATTTATACCAGTTTCTTTTAAAGTACAAGGAGGATTAGATAAACGCGTATCTTCGCGAGGTATCATACATTGTCTCGCTTCAACTTCTCCTTTTATATCGCAACCAGTTTTATTATATTTACCAGGCATATATTCTTCATCATTACATTTTGTATTTTTATAATTTAATCTAAGTAATTCATTCGAATCGTCAATAGCATTTTTCATACTGCAAGTATTGTGTCCATAATTTTGGTATCTTAAAGAAGGATCAGCAGGTATGTCTCTGTGACAATCTTTACAATCATTTGAAGGAACATCTAATTGGTATAATCCAGGACCAACAGTTCTTCTTAATTTTTCTTTATAACTACAATTATCATAGTTCAATCTTGTATCTATATATTGATTCATATCTAATAAAATAATATATTATTTTATACGTAAATAAATAGATATGTTAGTTAGTTTATTAATTCCTAAAATTTTAATGAAAAATGAAAAATTTGTTGATAACGAAAACGAAGTAACGCATACATATACTTCTATGGAAAGAGTATATTTATATATAATGGGATATAATCCAGATTTTTACTATAAATGGGATCTTGTTGATAAAATTTTTGTAGCAATTCTGTATTTAATTACATTTTTTATATCTATATCTGCGGCATATTTATCATTTAGATGTACATGGAAAGGAGCTATACGAAACTTTTTTTATAGATTTATATTTGCCGTATTTGCATTTTTATTAGGACCTCTATATCTAATTTGGTATTTTTTTATAAATTATATAGGTAATTTGTGTTAAAAAAAATTAATATTATTTATAAATTATTGGCATTTGTTATAATTTATTTTTGGCGGCATAGGTACTTCTCTATACATAATAGACTGGCAAGCTGGTAAATGTAACATAGTAGTATCTATTGGTTGTGTTTTATCATTTTTAATTATACCATCATTTGTAGGAACATATTGATTAGTACCGCACTTAGATATAATTCTTGTTTGACCTCTTAATTCACTATCTAAATCAACAAGGTTTCCTTGTATGTGTGATACAACAGTTCCACCAACAAATCCTAATTGATGTCTACATTTGTTTTCGTGTTCATATCTGTAAGGCGATAATAAATAACTAAGCGTACTTACATTATCTTGTAATTCTTGTTTGTAAGAACAATTATCATACGTGGTTCTATTAAAACTCATCTACTCTCTTCTATATTATAGAGAAAAGTTTTTATTTCTTTCAATCCAGTTACATTTTTTATTAAATTCGGTTCTATGAATATATGAGCGTGTATCTTCACCGCCATTAGTCCATTTAGGAACAATATTTTCAGGATTTTGAATATCTTTTACACAATCTAATAAGGGCATGAAATTATTCATTTCTTCTTCCATAATTTGTTTTTTACATCTTACATTATTTGTATCACTACCTTCAATTAGTTCGAGTTCTTTGTCTATATCAGTTTTACCACATCTTAAATTTGGTCCTGAAGTAAAAATTCTATTATTTAATTGTACTTTACATCTATCTTGTGTCATAGAAGAAGGATTATTTCTTAACATAGAATATTTATCTATAAGACAATCATCAGATAAACCATAACCAGGACGTCCTCTTAGATTTGGATGATTTAGATACATATCTGGCATTCTTACAAATGGACTAACGCAGTTTACTAAATTATTTTCATATAAATTATAGCCTTCTATTTTATTATTATTTAAATCTTTTGCACTTTTCCAACAATCATCAGAGCATATATTAGTATTAGTATCAAAAATATTATTTTCCATTATCTATATTTTAATAATATAAATATAATTTATTTATCTACTTTATCTACTAAATATTTTTTATCTTCTATTTTTTCAATAATATCATATTTTACATCTAATTTAATATTTTCATATATTTGCGTATAATCTTTTTCAAAAACATGATTTTTATATTCTAATATTTTCCAGTCATTATTGTTTTCACTATTACCTATAATTTCATCAACTATATCTTCTGTTTTTTTAATTTTATTAAATGTCTCGGCATTATAAACTTTTTTTCCACATGTGTCATATTTAATAAGATTTTTATATGTCAATAGATCTTCTTCTCCTTCTCCCATATTTTTTGAATAATTTTTATATTCTATTTCTTTTGATGAAGTGTTATCCTCATTAACCTCTATATCAAGTTTAATAGTTGTTTTTCTAATCATTATTTTATTAAAGTAATTTATTATTTATATATGCTAATTATATTAAAATTAATAAATGATGGATATTAATTAAATTATTACATATAATTGATAAAAAAAAATATTAAATTTAAAAATGTGCTGTATTCTTAATATTGTTATATAAATTATTATAACATTGTTCTCCATTATTTTCTTTACAAGATGGACCGCGTTCATATAACCACTCTGTAAATAACTCTCTTTCGTTCGGTATAGTAGTTGATGGTACTGTATAAAATTGCCTATCCATCGTAGATTTATTATATATATCATCTGATTCTCTAAATACATTTTCTTCTAAATTTGAATTTATAGCATTTATTACGTTTGTATTATCTATAGAGCATGATTTATATCTTCTTTTTTTATCTATCAAATTTGGGTTCATAAAAGGATTTTCTTTTGTTGGTTTTGTACAAAATTCATTATCAATAATGTCTAAATCATTAGAATTTAAAAATTTTTCAATTTTTTTATTTTTTTCCATTTGATAATTATATATTAATATTGAAATAATCATAATTATAAATACAAATAATATATATCTTGAATCGTTAAATACTAATGTAGCAATTATTCCAATAAATAATATTAATCTTATTATAGCATTCATTTTTTCATCTAAAGTCATATTTATATTTGGATATAATACAGGATTGAATAATTCATTTAAATTATCTAACCAAAACATTATTTGTTTCTTACTCTATAATATTTATAATATTTATATTATTTTTATTCACTATTTTTCTTCTCTAATTTAGATTTAAGTCTATTTATTGTTGCGTGTTTTTTAAGAGCACTTTTATTAATAGTTGTTCGTGTATCTTTTTGTTTTCCTTTAGGATTCATCATATTACTAAAAGCTTCCATGCCTTCTTTATTATTCATCATAGTACTCATCATTTTCATCATATTTGCCATATCTGATTGTGTCTTTCCAGGAGTTCCTTGAGGATTTCCACCGAATAATCCAGGCATGACAGAGGCAAATTTCATTGCGTCTTGAAGTAATCCTTCTTGTTTTAATTCACCGCTTGAAATTTTTGTAGCCATTTTTCTACTAACATTTGATATTAAATCACTAAAACCACTATCAGGGTCACCTATAGCTTTAAGAATATCTCCATTATCGCCTATAGATTTTTGTAATTTATCAATATCAACATCATCCATTATTTCTTTTGCTAGTTTTCCTAACATAGTATCTTCCATGCCAGCCATATTCAAGTTACTTTTAGCTTTTATATTTTTAGTTTTCAAAACATTTAGTCGTTGTATTAATTTCTTATGAGTATCATTAGAAATCTCATTTAACGAACTATCATCTATTGAAGATTGAAAAGTTTTAATATATATTTTAACATCATCTTCAGATAATTCATTTTTAAATAAATAAAACACTGTTAAGAAATGATGACATAAGAAATCATCATCTATAGCACGTTTAATTGAAGAAAGATTAATATTTGTAAATAATTCTATATTTTTTACTTCATCTTTATCAAACCATTCTTCTAATTTATCTTCTTCAGTTTCAATATAAGAAACCCAGAATGATTCAGGTAATGAATTAATATATTTAATATATTCATCAGATGATTTATCAAAGGTTATATAATTAGTTTTTATAGTTTTTAAGATATTCTTTGCAAAATAATATTGATCATTATCTCTTTCTTTTTCACCATCTTCACCACTTGCTTCTTCTTTTATTTTTCTAACACATTGTTTTATTCTTTTTATAAAATCTATATAATATTGATTAAATACAAATTGATTTGACATAATTAAACCCTATAATAAAATATATATTAATATTCCTTATATATATTTATATTTTTACATTATCTCTTGCCTTCATTATTTCTTCAATTGAAGGCAATTTTCCTTTTTTACCATTATCATCAGACATAATATTTATATCCGATATACCATGACTCATATTTTTATCATTTGTAATAAAGTCCCAGCCATAATTTTTATCATCTCTAATTTTTTCATCTTCTTCTAATGTAGAAAAACTATCAGATAATTTATTACTATTTAAAACAAAAGCAACAATTGAATCAGTTTCTGTATTTTGCTCTAATTGTTTAATATTATCCTTATTATTATCATTTGTACTTTTTTCTATTCGCGTATTCTGTCCGCCACATAATATTCCTCTCCCAGGTAATAATAAATGGTCAAATAAATCTTTGCCAAATAATATTTCTTTACTTGGCAATATCATAAGTGCTGGAACAGAAGTTATTTTACTTTCAATATTTATATTTTGCTTTTTTAATTCTTCCATTGGTACTAATTTTATAATTTTATTTTTATCATATCTATTTATATTATCGAGTAACATTTTACTACGCGAGCAATTAGAGTTATAAAATAATATCATCTTAATTATAAATATAAAAATAAATATTGATTAATATACGAAAGAATACAAATAAATACAAATATTTTAAAATTATTATATTTTCTTAAAAATACACCAACGATTAAAGAAACTAAATTTTTTGAGTTCTTCTTCTTCATCTAATTTCATAATTATTTTATGAAGTGTAGTTTTATCATTATCATCACTTGGTATTTCACTTTTAATTTTATTGAATTGTTGTGAAAATAGTTCACTATCTACTAATTCTAATTTATATTCATTACATTTTTTTATAAGTACATCAAAATTAACAATAAATTCAGGAATAAACTTTTTAGTTGCTTCAATTAAAACATCTACTTTTTTGTTATAATCACTATCTATATCTAAATCATATTTTCTTATAATACTCCAAAGAGGAATACCCTTACCCTTATCTAATACTTTTCTTCCTTCAATCATATCTCCCCCATTATTATTAATTGCTTCTATTACACTTTTACCATCCATAAAAGTACATATAAATGTTCCTCCCTTCTTTAACATTGAACTTACATTTTTAAGAAATGTATTGATTTTTTCTTCACTTTCAAAGAAATAATGAATGGCAAACATACATGAACATACATCAAAACCATAAGCTCCCTTAGATGCTATTTTTTTATAATGTTCTTGAATATTAGCTATTTTTTTATTTAATACTATCTTTAATATATTAACACTTTCTGGATCATCAATAGAAGAAGAACATTCTCCATTCATTATAGATTTTCCGCAATCTCCAGCGACATATACTATATTTGGAAAGATAATTTTATTGACTATATTATTTTTATCTCTAAAGAATTTCTCTCTTATTGAAAGTAATCTACTATATGCCCCTGACCTAGGATTATAAATGTTATTTTTAACATAATCTATTCCTAATACAAATTTATAAGAATTATCAATCCATCTATTCATATCTCCACCTTCGCCACATGCCAATTCTAATAATGTTTCCTTATATTTTTGCTTTGAATATAGCATATTTTTTATTCCTATATTATGAAATTGTTGCATATTATAAGAAAGTAATTCATCTCTTGGAATATTTCTTGAATAATATATATCATTAGATTGTAATAAATCATTTTCTATATCCATCTTTAATACTTGTGCTTGACCTCTTATAATACTTTCTGTAACAGGATTATGAATTGTTGTCCAAATATTAATAGCAACTGAGTTATCGTTAGCAGTTTTAGATATTTCGCCCATATTATATATTCTCGTTTTATCTTCACGAATTCTGATTGGTATCCAACGCATAGAAGGATGGATAGTATTATCTAATATATATCTATATTCTACTATTTTATCTCCTTCTATTAAATCGCCATTTTCACATCTTGTCTCTAATTTTGAGTTTAATCTAATGTAAGATTTTTCTACACCTTGTTCATAATATATATTAGGTTTGAATGGTTTCAAAATATATCCTTTATTTTTCTCTTTCATCATTTTGCGATATTCATTATTATATATTTCTTTTAAGCCATTATTAATAGTATAATTTTCTGTTTGTCTTGGATTACAACCTACATATAATGAGATTTCTCTGTATTTTATTCCTTCAATTGATATTACACTTCCATATTTTGCTAAGAAATCAATAGTATTTTGTTCTGGAGGTTTCCATTTAAATACCTTGTCCCATTTAACATTATCTGTTATTTGTACAGGCTTATTTCCATAATGTGAATAAAGAGCAAGTTTTGCTGGGGTAAATATAAGACCATCGATATTATAGGGAAACTTTTTATCACCGCTTAATATATTATCACATTCTTTCAAAATATTATCACTATATCTGTGGTCTTTAACAATGTAATCTATAGAAAAATTTGATGATTTTTGTTTAATATACTTTTCTGTACTTTTTAGATATTTAAATCTAGTTTTTTCATTTATATCATTATCTATTAATGAAATATTTGTTATTTTTTCTCCATTATAATAATACATATCAAAAGCAGCAAATAATCCAACTGATGAATTGTCTATTCTATGAACGCATGAAATATATTCTCCATCTATCAATGAATTATAAAGTTCTTTAGTTGCTTCTAATCCTGTGTCAATTACCATATATGTATTATTTATTAAATAAACCTTTCCAATATTATCAATGAACATTAATAATCTTTCTCCATCAGCTTTTTCAGTTACAGTATATTCGGTTAATATACTAATATTTGTATAATCATCAGGTTCAGTAATGTATTTTTTTTCTAATGTAACTGGTTTTGGTGTTAATAAAGGAGGATTTTTATTATATTTATTATATTTAAATATATCTTTTGATACAAGATCTGAATATTTTTTAATAATATCTACTTGTTGTTGTTTTGATATTATTAAGGGATTTAAATATAATGTTTGTTCCATTTTTATAATTGCCTGTAGTATAATATCTTTAGAAGCATTTGTTATATCTATATAAAAATCATATTTATATGATGATTTAATAATTTTCGAATAATTTAAATTATAATATAAGTCAGTATCATCAGCATCATAATGTTCTAATTTATTACATTTACATACATTTACTACATAATTTATATTTGTTTTTGTATCTGTATATGTAATTTTTTTATTTATTTTAAAAAATTTACGTAATTCTTTCAAATTTGCTGGAAAATTTTCTTTAGAAATAGAATTTTTATTTGTTGTCAAAAAGAGTAGTTTAGAATTAAATAATTCATTATAGTCATCCTTCGCTAATATTTTATATTTATAAATATTTGAAATTGAATTAATATATGATGGATTATGTGAATATTTAATTATATTTGTATCACCAGAAAGTTCAAATAAATAATCTTCACTATATATTTGTAATACATGCTTATCTATTTTTTCATTAAATTTTTCTGATTTCATAACATTTATAAAATTTGTATATTCATTTTCAGTCCAATAACTAGTTCCTATTAATTTAATAATACTTTCAGTATTTTCTTTTATTAATTCAAAATGTTTATCTATAAATGAAAATATTTTATCGTCTTTAAATATTTCCATGGTATTATCTAATAAATATAGATATTATAGATTTATATATCAATTTTTAATATATAAATAAAAAAATGATATATTCTTATAGATTATAACATATATATTAATGTCTAGTAAAATGTTTATGCCTATAAAATTTAATACAACTATTATTTTAACCCCACAAGAACTAACAAGAGATTTTGATAAAACTATCATTAATAAAGTTAGAAGTACATTAGAAAATTGCTGTAGTAAGCATGGATATATTAAAAAAGATACTATTAAAATAATTAAACGTTCAGCGGGTTATTTTAAGGAAGCACATTTAAACGGGAATATAGCTTATGATATTAGTTGTATAGCTGAAATATGCAATCCATCTCAAGATTCAATTATTAAGTGTGAAGTTAAAGCAAAAAATAATTTAGGTTTAAGAGCTATAGGAATGTATGATAATATGGCTATTTTAGAAGTTATTATTCCTAAAATTACATCAGGAATACAATCTGATGTAAATATTGATAATATTAATATAGGAGATATAGTAAATGTTAAAGTTTGTGGTAAGAAATTTACCTTATATGACAAAATGATATCTATTATCGGAAAAATAATTAAAGATAAAAATGATGATTACGAAATTAAAGAGGTAGAAGAAGATGATAATCTATCAATTGATGAAGAAGAAGAATCCGAATTAGATGAAACAACTTATGATGGTATAGAATTATTTAATGAAGAAGATGACGAAGAAGAAGAATTTAATATTGATAAGCCTATTACTAATAGCAAAGGGGGTAAAAAAGGAGGATTAGATTTTGACGAAGATGATGATGAAGATGAGGAAGACGAAGAAGAAGAAGATGACAACGAAGGTTTAGATGAAGAAGATATTGAAGAAGAAGACTATGGAGATGATTATGATGATGCTGGCGTAGGATATATCGAAGATTAAATTTATTATTAAATCTATGATTAAATACAATATTAAACATATAAATAAATATATATATATATATATATTTATAATGAATAAAAAAGAGTTATGTAAAAATATACAAAATAATGTTAGTAAGCTAACTAATATTGAAATTATTGAATTATTTAAAATAATTTTAGCAACAGGGGAAAATTATACAAAAAACAATAATGGGGTATTTATAAATTTAAATTGGCTTAATGATGAAACAATACATAAAATTAATAATTATATATCTTTTTGTATTAAATCACAAAATGAAATAACTAAATATGAATTAATGAAAAGCTTACTTAATGAAACTATAGTATCTAAAGAAGAATTAGATATTAATGAAAAAAAAATAGAACCAGATATAATAGATAATAATTTAAGACAAAAATTTTCATCGAGTATGAAATTTTATTTATTAAAAAAAAAATTTATGAAACAAAATATTATTGCTGTAAATGTACTTGAAAATGAATTAAAATACGAAGATTATGTTATTACATAATAATATATTACATACTTTATAACAAAATATTATTGCTATAAAATTTTTCTTAAGAATATTTAAATTTAGAATAAGTAAAATATAAAAAAGTATTAAAAAATGATATATAATTTAATTAATATAAATATATATTAAATGATTAATGTATTGGCAACAAAGTTACCTTCTATAACTGATAAAAATAATATGTTATGGAAAAATAACAAAATTAACTTATATGATAAATTTTCTCAACATAGTATTCACCAAAATACAATTTTTCCTAATTCTCAATTAAAAGAAGTAAAAGAAGTAAATGAAGTAAATGAAGTAAAAGAAGTAAAAGAAGTAAATGAAGTAAAAAATAAATTGAAACCCTTAATAAAAGTTCCTAAGGTATTAAATGTTAAACCAGTTAAAAATGGAGGACTATCTGATATTTTAATTATTCCACAAATAGATAAAAAAATTATTAAAAAACCTAATCCTATTGATATTATATTAGAAAAATCTTTAACGTGTCATATTTATAAAAGTGATGTTAAAGAAAAATTAATTACCTTTATTTCATCAAATGAATTTTCTAAAGTTTTTGGAATTACTAAAAGTTCTGAAATAATGTCTGGAATAGTTAACGAAAGATTAAATAAATCAGTAGCTTTATTTCTATCATTTTTATTAGATAAAAAAATTATATATAATGAAAAAGAAATAATATATAATAAAAATAAAGAAATTTCAGGTGTTATTATTATTTAATCTTTGGTTTATATATCGGTAGTGTTAATAATCTATTTTTTTTCATTAATAATTCGGCAATATAATTACATAATATATCTTTATTTTTCATTTTTATATTAACATTATCTAATTGATTTGTAAATTTATTAAGTTCTTTTATATTCCAATCTCTACAAACTCTTCCAGAACCTTTATCTGTGTCTGTAGAAAAAATCTTAATTACATTATTTACTCCCTTATCATTTTTATCATTTACTGGTAATATAATTCCATAAGGCATATTTTCTAATCTCATATCTTCAGGAATAGATTGTATTTTAAATCTATATTTTTTTAGTTCTTTTAGATCATATTCATTTATACCAACTTTATCTATTTTTTTAACATTATCATATAATATTATATCACCTCCATTTATATCTTCTAAATTATTTTTAATATCAACATTATATATATTATAATATCCTATATATTTATTATTGTTATATTTAAATGAAGGAATTTCTGTATTTTTTATTAATATTCCTTGTTTATATAAACAATCCGCAATATATAATAAGTTTTTGTTATTTTTATCATTAATATCATTGTAATTATGTAAAATATAATTAATTATTATCAAAACATATTTACTATCACATAGGTAAATAGAAATAATAGTTTTTATAATATCATCAAAATCAACATTTAATAACTTTATAATATTTTCAATATTATCTTGTTCTTCATTTGATTTTGATTTATAATTATTTATATCATCATCTTTAATAACAATTTTTATTTTTCTCGAATAATTTATTTTATCTATTTTATTAAGTTTAATTCCTTTTTTGTAAGAAGATATATAATAATTTTCTAATAATATATTTGGTTTTATAGATTTATATATAGTATACATTAATATATCTTCATCAATATCAATATCTTTAATTAAATTCTCTAATTCAATATAAAATATATTATTTTCAATATATTTTTCTAATTGATTTTTAAGCTCTTTTTGACCCATTTTTAGTAAATGTTTATATCTTTCGCTTTTATATGCTGATTTATCAGTTTTATCTATATTTATATCTTGAGAACAAATAGGTTCATAATTCTTATCATCTCCTAATTCGTATTTTACACGTTTACCTTGAGAAGTTTCTATTTCTACAACACCTAATTTAAATAATGATTTTGGAAAATAATTTATGTTTTTCATTAGAGCACAATCTAGAGAATTATTTGTTATTATTTTATCTATATCTTGACATTCTCTATACTTTCTTGATGAAATTCTTAAAGCATGAATATCTGTAGTTTCTTTCTTATTATTATCATTTAAACTTGCGTGTATAAATACGGTTACATTTCTTTTTTCAAAAGGTAATTTTTGATGCCTACAATTTCTTATACCTCTTCCAATAATTTGTTCAGGTCTATTAAAATGATACCATGGTTCTATTAAATGGATTTCGCGAGCATTAAAAAAACTTAATCCTTCGCTTGCTACTGGTGTTATTAATATAATTTTTATATTTTCTCCATTTATATTTTTATCATTATTAATAGTTTTTATTAATCCATCAATTGTTGTATTACCCATTATTTCTTTTTTATCACTTGTTAAAATACAATATTTAGGGTTCTTTACACCTTCGTATTTTGGTATATCCTCAACTATTTTAGAATTCTGTAATATATTATTAGCTCCATATCTATTATATCCCATATGTTCTAAGCAAATAGCAAATGGTATAATACCAGAATATAAAAAACGAGAATATATAATTACAATCCCATTTGATTTTTTAATGAAATTACACATATTTAAAAATTTACCAGAATATTTTCCTAAATTTTCTTCATCAGGATATAAAGCATTTTCATATTGTTTATTATATTTTATAGATATAGGATCTTTTTGTGTAGTCTTGGTAAAAAACTTATAAAACCCTTTTTCTCCAAAAGTATCATCATACACAATATTCATAGGTTGTAGTAATTTCATATTTTTATTTTTATTTAATCCTTCACTTTCACCATCTTCTTCATTTTCTTCTGATATATCTGATTCATCTGATTTATAATCTATTTTAATATTTTTATCTTCCAATTCTTTTATTTTATTTCTCTGAAAAATACCCAATTTTGAAGTAATTATATCATCTTTTATATTTTTATACCATGATAATTCATTTTTTGGTATTAATTTATTAGAAGGGTCTTTATTTGGTACATTTTCAAGTACTTTTATACCACTTAACGAAGGATTTATTTTTAAAGCAAATGTAAATGGATTTCTTCCTTTTAAGTATGAAATATAATTTGAAGAAAGTTTCTTTATCAATTCTTTAACATCATCATCTATTTTTAAATTAGTATTATTAAATATTTTTTTATATTTATTTAAAAAATCTAATCTCTTATCATTAATTAACATTAAGTTAAAAAGGTCTAATATATCACGAGGTTCATTATACATTGGTGTTGCTGATAATAAGATTAATCTATTATTTTTTCCTTTTAATAAAACATCCTTTATTTTAATATATGAATCCTTATCTTTATTATTTGTACTTCTGATATTATGAGCTTCGTCTATTATTATAACTTTATTTTCAACTAATTTATCTTTATATTCTCTCTCTATATATTTTGAAAAACTATCATAAGTAAATAATTTATATCTTTTATTTAATGTTTCTTTAAATTTTTTATTTAATTCTGTTTTATTATTAAATAAAGTTTCATCTATATTTAATAATTTAATATAATTATCACCAGTACACTGATTAGTTAAATCTTTAAATTTCTTAAACTCCATATCAAATATTTGACTTTTAAAATTTCCTTTTAAAGATTGTGGCATAATAACCCATATTGTTGGCTCATAACTATTCATTAATTTAGCTGATAATATTAATTCTGCTATAGTTATAGCAGAACATGTTTTTCCTACGCCTACACCATAATATAGTAATATACTTCTATATGGTGTTTTATGAGACATGTATTGACTTATAAAATATTGAAATAATGATAATTCTAACTTTCCACAAAGTTTATTGGATAATGTATTAAATTCATCAATATTTTTAATTATAGGAAATTTTGCTATTTTATGTATATTAAAATCATTATTCATAGCTATTTTTTTATCAAAATTAACATCATTAATATCAGGGTAATATAATTTAATTTTAGATCCGTATTCTTTATCTATATTATCTGGTATTATTTCAGAATTACTACTACTTTTCGAAGAACTTTTCGAAGAACTTTTCGAAGAACTTTTCGAAGAACTTTTCGAAGAACTTTTCGAAGAACTTTTCGAAGAACTTTTCGAAGAACTTTTCGAAGAACTTTTCGAAGAACT